ACATTGGAGTAGGAACCACAAACCCATCACAAAAACTTGATGTTTTTGGTAATTTAAGACTGAGAAATGGTCTTATTGATTTCTTCAATAATGTTGGTGCCGCAGGTAGTGTTTTAATTTCTACAGGCGCTGGAGTAAGTTGGTCAGCACAAGCACCAGGAGGAGCAACTTTACAGAATGATGTTGCCACTAATGCAACTTGGTATCCAACTTTAGCTAGTACTACATCTGGTACTTATACCACTGCTTATGTTTCAAATACGAAACTCCAGTATAATCCATCTTCGGGAACGTTATTTGCCACGGTCTTTACTTCTTTATCTGATAGAAATAAGAAAACTAATATTCGCAATATAGATAATTCTATAGAAATTGTAAAACAATTAGATGGAGTAAGATTTGATTGGGTAGAAGATGGTAGTCCTTCAATTGGTGTTATAGCACAAGATATTGAAAAAGTATTGCCGGAAGTTGTCCAAACAAATGACGACGGAATGAAGACGGTTTCCTATGGAAATATAATAGGAGTACTAATTGAAGCAATCAAAGAACAACAAATTCGCATAGAAGAATTGGAGAAAAAAGTAAATGCCTAATCAGTTTTTCTCACCAGAAGGAGATCTTGAAAATTATTTTGTAAATGAGTACTGGTTGATTGATCAGTACATTGGAGATCAGTTGTGGATATGGGGATCTGATGCTTACAGTCATGGACTAGGTATTGGTGTAATAAATTCAAGTAGACAAACTCCAGTTACGACTACTGCCGGTGGGACTAATTGGAAACAAGTTAGTCTTGGATACGAACATTCTGCTGCTATTAAAACTGATGGAACTCTATGGACTTGGGGTACAGCTAGATTTTTGGGTAATGGAGATACCACTAACAATAAATCTACTCCAATTACCACCTTTGCTGGTGGAACTGATTGGAAGCAAATTACAACTAGTAGAAGTGCCTCATTTGCGATCAAAAATGATGGAACTTTATGGACTTGGGGATATATTGGAATAGCGGGAGTTAATCTGTCATCTTTTATACATTTAAGCACTCCTGTCACTACCTTTGCCGGTGGAACTAATTGGAGGTCGGTTTCTGGAGGTGCTTTTCATGTAGCGGCAATTAAAACCGATGGAACCTTATGGACTTGGGGTGAGGGAGGTGATGATCAACTTGGAAATGGAAGTGATGATAGCAGACTTACTCCAGTTACCACCTTTGCTGGGGGAAATGATTGGAAGCAAGTATCTCCCGGAAGAGCATTTACTGCAGCAATCAAGACTGATGGAACTCTTTGGACTTGGGGATTTAATGGATTTAATCCAGATGGACAATTGGGGACAAATGATTCAATTTCTAGATCTACCCCTGTTACCACTTTTGTTGGTGGAACTAACTGGAAACAAGTATGTGCTGGTGCAAATCATGCAGCAGCAATCAAGACTGATGGAACTCTTTGGACTTGGGGAAATTCTTTGTATGGTCAGTTAGGAAATGGGCCACTTAGAAGAAGATTTACTCCAGTAACTACCTTTGCCGGAGGAAACAACTGGGCAGATACTCCTACAACAAATCCAGAAGATCTTTATACTTTGAATTCTGCTGCTAATGGTGGTGCGGCAATCAAGACTGATGGGACTTTATGGATTTGGGGATCTGGTTTTAGTGGGCAACTTGGAAACAATCAATCAGATCTTTCATACACTCCAATTACTGTATTTTCTGGTGGAACTAATTGGAAACAAATAAGCACTTCATCTTCTTTTGTATCGGCAATCAAGACTGATGGAACTTTATGGACTTGGGGATCTGGAATTAATGGAAGACTTGGAAGGTATACTGCATCTCAAGTAGAGACACCAGTAACTACCTTTGCCGGAGGAAACAACTGGGCAGATACTCCTGCAGTAGAACCAGAAGATCTTTATACCTTAAGTGCCGGGGGTAATCATACGGCGGCGATCAAGACCGATGGAACCTTATGGACTTGGGGTAATGGAATTAATGGACAACTTGGAAATGCCTCAACTTTAATTAACAATTCCACTCCAGTCACCACATTTGCTGGAGGGACCAACTGGAAACAAGTAAGTTCTGGAAGTAATTTTACGGCAGTAGTTAAGACTGATGGAACTTTATGGGTTTGGGGTGAGGCAAGTAACGGAAAACTTGGTAATAATGTCTTAGATAATAATAAGTCCACTCCAGTTACTACCTTTGCCGGAGGAACCAATTGGAAACAAGTAAGTGCTGGGACATTTCACACATCAGCAATCAAAACTGATGGAACTCTTTGGACTTGGGGTGCTGGAACTAATGCACGACTTGGAACCTTATCTTTGGGGAGCAGAATTACTCCAGTAACTACCTTTGCCGGAGGAAACAACTGGGCAGATACTCCTACAGTAGAACCAGAAGATCTTTATACCTTAAGTGCCGGGGGTAATCATACGGCGGCGATCAAGACCGATGGAACCTTATGGACTTGGGGTAATGGAATTAATGGACAACTTGGAAATGCCTCAACTTTAATTAACAATTCCACTCCAGTCACCACATTTGCTGGAGGGACCAACTGGAAACAAGTAAGTTCTGGAAGTAATTTTACGGCAGTAGTTAAGACTGATGGAACTTTATGGACTTGGGGATTTGGATCTGGCGGATCTAGCGGTCAACTTGGAAATTCTCAAACAATTGATGTATCCACCCCAATTACTACATTTTCCGGTGGAACTAATTGGAAACAAGTAAGTTCTGGAAATGCTCATACTGCAGCAATCAAAACCGATGGAACCTTATGGACTTGGGGTGTTACCGGTAATGGTAGACTTGGAAATTCATCAATAAGTGGCATCGTATCTACTCCAGTTACAACATTCGCCGGAGGAACTGACTGGAAATATGTTGGATGTGGTAATAATCATACTACAGCAGTTAAGACTGATGGAACCTTATGGGTTTGGGGTGAGGGAATTTCTGGAAAACTTGGTAATAATGCCATATCTAATAGGTCCACTCCTATTACCACATTTGCTGGAGGGACCAACTGGAAACAAGCAAGCGGTGGATTAAGTCATTCTGCAGCAGTTAAAACTGATGGAACATTATGGGCTTGGGGACAAATAACTTTTGGACAAATTGGAAGTGGTGGTGCATCTAGTCCATTAACACCAGTTACCACATTTGCAGGAGGAACTGACTGGAAACAAGTTGATTGTGGAAATGTTCATACAGCAGCAATTAAGACCGATGGAACCTTATGGACTTGGGGTTACAATTCCAGAGGGGAACTTGGAATAAATGATCTAGTAAATAGATCTACACCAGTTACTACCTTTGCCGGAGGAACCAACTGGAAACAAGTGAGTGCATTTTCTTTTACAATGGCACTTAGAGATGATGGAGTGAATAAACAACTTTATGTGTGGGGTAATACTTCTAATGGAAGACTTGGAAATTCTAGAACTGGGGAAACACTATTTGAGTATCCTATAGAGGTTTACGGATGGTTTACTAATTGGAAACAAGTAAGTTCTGGAAATGCTCATACTGCAGCAATCAAAACCGATGGAACTTTATGGACTTGGGGTACTGCAAGTAATGGACGACTTGGAAATGCATCTCTAATTAATAGAACCACTCCAGTTACTACCTTTGCCGGAGGAACCGACTGGAAACAAGTAAGTTGTGGAGATGCTCATACAGTAGCAATTAAGACCGATGGAACTCTTTGGACTTGGGGTTTGGGGGGTAATGGTCAAATTGGAGATGCCTCAGTTATAAGTACCAGGTCCACTCCTATTACTACATTTGCCGGAGGAACCAACTGGAAACAAGTGAGTTCTGGTAGTAATTATACTACAGCAGTTAAGACTGATGGAACCTTATGGACTTGGGGTGCTGGAAATAGTGGAAAACTTGGAAATGCGGACACAACCAGTAGATCCACTCCAGTCACTACATTTGCCGGAGGAACTAACTGGAAACAAGTAAGTTCTGGTAATGACCATACAGTAGCATTGAGAGATGATGGAGTAAATAAACAACTTTATGTTTGGGGAAATGCAAACCAAGGAAGATTAGGAAATTCTATCATAAATGTTACACCATCAGTCTTTACTCCTATTACTACCTTTGCCGGAGGCACCAACTGGAAACAAGTAAGTTCTAGTGGTAATCATACTACAGCAGTAAAGACCGATGGAACCTTATGGACTTGGGGTTATGGAGCTTTTGGGAGACTTGGAAATGCGGACACGACTAGTAGATCCACTCCAATCACTACATTTGCCGGAGGAACCGATTGGAGACAAGTGAGTTCTGGTAATGATCATACTTCGGCAATCAAGACTGATGGAACCTTATGGACTTGGGGATATGGAACTTCTGGACGACTTGGAAATGCAGTAACAACGGGTAATATATCCACTCCAGTCACTACCTTTGCCGGAGGAACCAACTGGAAACAAGTAAGTTCTGGAAGTAATTTTACGGCAGCAGTTAAGACTGATGGAACCTTATGGACTTGGGGTAGTAATACTGAAGGACAACTTGGAATTTTTTCTTTTGTTGTTGCTGGATTATCTGCAATATGTAATACAACTACTATATTATCTGGAACAACTAGTTTTAATCCCGTACCTAACAATGGTCAAAGAATAATAACAGATGGTTCTGGTGGGATTTTAACTAACATTTCAACATTGATATTAGGTCCAGCATCTTTGAGTCAATCTACAACTCCAGATTTTAAAAATCCTAGTCCTCAATATGCCCCTGATGATGATGGATTTTGGGAATTAACTTTACCCTTTAATATTTCTTATAATGGAGTATCGTATAATAAAATTTATGTAAGTACTAATTCTTATATAACTTTTGGAACAAAACCTGCCGATGATTATGATCAAACTATTAATTGGAATTATACAACTGCAACTCCACCAATTCCAAAAATACAAATTTCAACCGCTGATAGATCTGCCCAAAGAATTTATTATGGTACGGAAGGAACTTCTCCAAATAGAACTTATCGTGTAAGATTTGAAGGTCATATTTCTTTTCAAAATGGGATACTCGGATCACCAACTTTAGTTTGGGAAATGGTTTTTTATGAAAATATATCAAATCAAATTGACATTCAACCTGGAATTAATGATGATGCTTCAGGTTCTTTTATCGGCGTTACATCTACTCCGATCACTACATTTGCCGGAGGAACCAACTGGAAACAAGTCAGTGCTGGAAATAATAATACATTCGCAATAAAAACTGATGGAACCCTATGGACTTGGGGTTATGGAGGATATGGAGAACTTGGGAATGGGATAATAATGGGAACCGATGTAGTAGATGGACGTGTACCTACACCAATTACGACATTTCTTGGAGGAACAAATTGGAAACAAGTGCATAGTTCTGGTGGTGTGCAAATTGCTCTTAATGATGATGGTGTAAATAAAAGACTATATGTTTGGGGATCTAATTTTGATGATTATGAACTTGGACTTGGTAATCCTCAGAATTGGGTTCCAGTAGAAGTTGATGGTAATGCTACTAATTGGAAGCAAGTGGATGGTGGATATGGAAATACGGCAGCAATCAAGACTGATGGAACCTTATGGACTTGGGGTTATAATGGTGATGGTCAGTTAGGAAATAATACTATACAGAGTTTTCAAAATAGAGCATACACTCCAATCACTACGACTGCTGGAGGAACCAACTGGAAACAAGTGTCCTTTGGAAGGATACATGTATCAGCAGTACAATCTGGAATTAATGCAGAATATCCACTCTCATAAGATAAATAATTTAAAAAAATATGGAAATCGCATTAATTCATAATAACTCATTAATACTTGGACCAATGGGACTAAATGTGCGTATGATTAATAGCGAATTGGAAGATCTTGAACTTGAAGATCGTATATCTTCTCAAAGTTTTAGAGATCTTCCAATTCATTTTTCGGATGGTTTAAGTCATCTTGTTTCGATAGAAAAAGAAATACCAATACATGATCTTAAATATCATAATATTGGCAATTACGCCTGGGAAATTGTAGAAGAAAATAATGTTCCGGTCAGTGTTAAATTAACTTATACTATTATAGATAAAACTTTGGAAGAAGTCAAAGAACTTCGTAAAAAAGAAATTGCACCAATAAGAAAAAATAAAGAAAATACAGTTGCTAAAATTTTTGTTAATGGAAATCCTGTAGAAATATCAACTTCAAGAGAAGAGAGATTATTGCTAACTTCGAAATTATCTTCATTCACTGGGACTTGTAATTATAAATTTAAAAATACTTGGGCATCAATTACTCCACAAAATCTTCAACAAATTATTGGAGAAATTGATGTAGTAGTTCAGCAGGCATTTGATTGGGAATTGCAAAAAATAAACGAAATAGATGAATGTGAAACTATTGATGATGTTTATAATGTTGTTTTGCTTGAAGATAAAGTTATGGAGAGAATGAAAAGAAATATGGAATCAAAAAATAAAAAAAAGTTGAGTTTATATGAATCCAATTCCAGTTCCGAATTAAATTCAGATTTTAATAATAATTAAAAACTATGTCTTCCAATAGAGTTCAAACTAATTTTAGAGATAGTGATGGTATTGACTTAGGAACTAAATTAATTACCAAAGATTATTTGATCAGTGTCTATCCGGAGATTGGTCAGCAAATTGGAATTCCTCCAGAACTTTGGATGTGGGGACAAGCAGGTTCAGGAAGACTCGGAAATAGAATTGCAACAGGTAGTATATCTACTCCAGTCACTACATTTACTGGAGGAACTGATTGGAAACAAGTAAGTACTGGTGCAAATAATACATTCGCAATAAAAACTGATGGAACCTTATGGTCTTGGGGATCAATTGTTACTTCAGTTCAATTTAATTCTTCATCTTCTGTTCCCAGAAGCGTTCCAATTACTGCTTTTTCTGGTGAAACTAATTGGAAACAAGTAAGTACTGGACAATTTAGTACAGCAGCAATCAAAACTGATGGAACTCTATGGTTTTGGGGTTCTAATTTTTCCAGAGTTTTTGGAAATAATGCTGTTTTAGGATCAGTAAATCCAGTTACTACATTATATACCCAAGGAAGTTGGAAACAAGTAAGTCTTTCAAGTGATGAAATAGCAGCAATTAAGACTGATGGAACCTTATGGACTTGGGGTAGTAGCTCTGCTTCTTCTAACCTTGGTAGACCATATCCAGATTTTTATATATCAACACCAATCACCGTATCTTCTGGAGGAACTAACTGGGCAATTGTTGATACAGATCCAGAAAATCTTTATACCTTAAGTGCTGGATTTCAACATACAGCAGCAATCAAAACTGATGGAACTCTATGGACTTGGGGTAATGGATTATATGGAAGACTTGGAAATGCAGTAACGACAGGCAATGCATCCACTCCAGTTACTACATTTACTGGAGGAACCAACTGGAGGCAAGTAAGTGGTGGGGATCTTCATACCGCAGCAATTAAGACCGATGGAACCCTATGGACTTGGAGTTTTGGGGGAGATGGGCAACTTGGAAATGCAGATATAACCAATAAATCCACTCCCGTCACTACATTTACTGGGGGAACGAACTGGAAACAAGTAAGCTCCGGACTTTATCATACATCAGCAATCAAGACTGATGGAACTCTATGGACTTGGGGAGTAGGAAATTATGGCCAACTTGGAAATGCAATAATAACAGGCAATAGATCCACTCCAACCACAACATTTGCCGGTGGAACCAATTGGAAACAAGTAAGTTCTGGACTTCGTTATACCACAGCAATTAAGACTGATGGAACCTTATGGACTTGGGGATATGGAACTTCTGGACGACTTGGAAATGCAGTAACAACGGGTAATATATCCACTCCAGTCACTACCTTTGCTGGAGGAACCAATTGGAGACAAGTAAGTGGTGGAGGTGAACATACAACTGCAATCAAGACCGATGGAACCCTATGGACTTGGGGTGGTGGAAATTCTGGACAACTTGGAAATACGGGCATAACTAATAGATCTACTCCAGTCACCACATTTGCCGGGGGAACTAATTGGAAACAAGTCAATGCTGGAGGTTTTCATACAGCAGCAATCAAGACTGATGGAACCTTATGGACTTGGGGTGATGGTGGTTTGGGGGCACTTGGGAATTTCCAAGTAACTTTTAGATCCACTCCAATCACCACATTTGCAGGAGGATCTAATTGGAAACAAGTAAGTTCGGGAAGTGCTCGTACAATGGCATTAAGGGATGATGGAGTTAATAAAGAACTTTTTACTTGGGGTAATGGATTATATGGAAGTCTTGGAAATGCAGATATAACCGATAGATCCACTCCTGTTACCACATTTGTCGGAGGAACCAACTGGGCAGATATAGATACTGATCCGGAAAATCTTTATACTTTATCTATATCGAGAGAAAGATCTGCCGCAATCAAGACTGATGGAACTCTATGGGTTTGGGGGAATGGGTCTTATTATTTGGGAATAGGTGATAATATAGAGTATACTTTTACACCAGTCACTACATTTACTGGAGGAATCAACTGGAAACAAATAAGTGTTGGATACAATCATACAGCAGCAATCAAAACCGATGGAACTTTGTGGACATGGGGAAGAAGTCAAGATGTTGGTATTGTTATTTTTAATATTAGTACTCCGGCAACTACCTTTGCTGGAGGAAACAACTGGGCAGATACTCCTACAGTAGAACCAGAAGATCTTTATACCTTAAGTGCTGGAAATTTACATACTTCTGCAATTAAGACTGATGGAACCCTATGGGCTTGGGGTAGTGCATCTTTAGGAACACTCGGAAATGCAGTCGCATCAGGTAATATATCTACTCCAGTAACCACATTTGCCGGAGGAACCAACTGGAAACAAATAAGTGGTGGAAATTCTCATACATCAGCAATCAAGACTGATGGAACCCTATGGACTTGGGGTAATGGATTTAATGGAAGACTCGGAAATAGAATTGCAACAGGGTCTAGATCTACTCCAATCACTACATTTGCCGGAGGAACCGATTGGAAACAAGTGAGTTCTGGTAATGATCATACTTCGGCAATCAAGACTGATGGAACTTTATGGACTTGGGGTAGTGGAACTAATGGACAACTTGGAAGACCGCAATTTATATCTGCAATAAGTACTCCAGTAACTACCTTTGCCGGAGGAAATAACTGGGCAGATACTCCTACAGTAGAACCGGAAGATCTTTATACCTTAAGTGCCGGGGGTAAACATACGGCGGCGATCAAGACCGATGGAACCTTATGGACTTGGGGAGATAATGTCTATGGTCAACTCGGAACTAATGATTTATTTAGTAAAATAACTCCCGTCACTACATTTTCTGGAGGCACTAACTGGAAACAAATTTCTTGTAATGTTTATACGGAAGCAACTCCTTTCGGAGAAAGTATTTTTGCAATTAAAACCGATGGAACTTTATGGGGATGGGGTTCAAATGGTTCTGATAATTTTGGTAGACTTGGCATTAATTCAAGTATTAATATTAATATATCCACTCCAATTACTACATTTGCTGGAGGAACTAATTGGAAACAAGTTTCATGCAAATACAACCACGTTTGTGCAATTAAGACTGATGGAACCTTATGGGTTTGGGGTACAGGAAATTTTGGAAGACTTGGAACTAATAATCAATCAAATAACCTAACACCAGTTACTACATTCTCTGGAGGAACTAATTGGAAACAAGTTAGTGCTGGAGCATTTCATACGGTAGCAATCAAAACCGATGGAACCTTATGGACTTGGGGTATTAATAATAATAGACAACTTGGATTGAATACTGATACTGCCAATAAACTAACACCAGTTACTACCTTTGCCGGAGGAACCGACTGGAAACAAGTCAGTTCTGGTATTAATCAGACGGCAGCAGTTAAAACCGATGGAACCTTATGGGTTTGGGGTAATGGAGTTAATGGACGACTTGGAAATGGCATTATAACAGGTAATAGATCTACTCCAGTCACTACATTTGCTGGAGGAACTAATTGGAAACAAGTGAGTTCTGGTAATGACCATACAGCAGCAGTCAAAACCGATGGAACTCTTTGGACCTGGGGATTTGGAGGTTCTGGAAAACTTGGAAATTTGGTAGCGGTAGGTCTTAGTGTATCCACTCCTGTTACTACATTTGCCGGAGGAACTAACTGGAAACAAGTAAGTTCTGGTAATGACCATACAGTAGCATTGAGAGATGATGGAGTAAATAAGCAACTTTATGTTTGGGGAAATACTAATTTATTAGCAGTAAATATTCTAAATGATAATGAACCAAAAACAACATTTACTGGAGGAACCAACTGGAAACAAGTGAGTTCTGGAAATCAACATACAGTAGCAGTCAAGACCGATGGAACCTTATGGACTTGGGGTTATGGATCTTTTGGGAGACTTGGAAATGCGGACACGACTAGTAGATCCACTCCAGTCACTACATTTACTGGAGGAACTGATTGGAGACAAGTAGGTTCCGGAAGTTTACATACATCAGCAATCAAAACTGATGGAACTCTTTGGACTTGGGGTAATGGAAATTCCGGAAGACTTGGAAATGCAGTAACAACCAATGTATCCACTCCTGTTACTACCTTTGCCGGAGGAACCAACTGGAAACAAATAAATGTTGGACCTGGACATAATGCTGCAATTAAGACCGATGGAACCTTGTGGACTTGGGGTAATGGAATTAGTGGACGACTTGGAAATGCCTCAACTTCAATTATCAACTCCACTCCTATTACCACATTTGCCGGAGGAACCAACTGGAAACAAGTAAGTTCTGGCACCAATCATACAGTAGCACTTTTTGATGATGGAGTAAATAAAAGATTATATTCATTTGGAGATATTACATATACTGGAACAGGATCAATACGATTTTTTGTTCCTACTCTTATTGATAATAATGTCAACTGGAAGCAAGTAAGTGCTGGATCTAGGCATACAGCAGCAGTTAAAAATGATGGAACTTTATGGGTTTGGGGTAATGGAACTACTGGGGCTCTTGGTGGGTTTTCTTCATTTAATAGATTTACTCCAACCACAACATTTGCCGGAGGAACCAATTGGAAACAAGTAAGTTCTGGAGATGCTCATACAGCAGCAATTAAGACCGATGGAACCTTATGGACTTGGGGTCGTGGAACTTATGGAAGACTTGGAAATGGTATTGTAACTGGTGATAGACTTACTCCAGTCACCACATTCGCCGGAGGAACCAACTGGAAACAAGTGAGTGCTGGGGCTCTTCATACATCAGCAATCAAGACCGATGGAACCTTGTGGACTTGGGGTAATGGAATTAGTGGACGACTTGGAAATGCCTCAACTTCAATTATCAACTCCACTCCTGTTACTACATTTGCCGGAGGAACCAACTGGAAACAAGTCAGTGCTGGAGAACTTCATACGGCAGCAATTAAGACTGATGGAACCTTATGGACTTGGGGTTATGGAAATTCTGGACAACTTGGAAATACGGGCATAACTAATAGATCTACTCCAGTCACCACATTTGCCGGGGGAACTAATTGGAAACAAGTCTTTACCAGTCTTTCTCATACAATAGCACTTAAAGATGATGGAATTAATAAGGAATTGTATATATTTGGTGAAAATAATTATTTAATAGGGAATACTAATTCAACTACTAGTAATGGAAATATTCCTGCAACTACCTTTGCTGGTGGAACCAACTGGAAACAAGTAAGTATTTCGGGAAGAAATACGGCAGCAGTTAAAAATGATGGAACTCTATGGACTTGGGGTCTTAATGCAAAAGGAGAACTTGGAAATACTAAAACAGAAGAGAGATCAACTCCAGTAACTACCTTTGCCGGTGGAACTAATTGGAAACAAGTGGATGTTGGATACAATCATACAGTAGCAATCAAGACAGATGGAACTCTATGGACTTGGGGTTATGATTCGAATTTAGGAATTGGATCATTATTATTTGAGCAATATACTAGTACTCCAATAACTACTTTTGCCGGTGGAACTAACTGGGCAAATACGCCAACATCAAATCCAGAAGATCTTTATACTATATCATCTTCATCAGGATTTAGTTTTGAGTTTGATTATGCATCGATGGCAATTAAGACCGATGGAACTTTATGGGTTTGGGGCACAAATCAATATGGATCATTGGGTACAAATAATACGAATAATGCTTTTACACCAGTTACCACATTCACAGGGGGGACAAATTGGAAGCAAATAGTAGCAGGATATTATACTACGGCAGCAATTAAGACCGATGGAACTCTATGGACTTGGGGAGTGGAATTTGATGGTAGACTTGGTAATAATAAAGTTTCATCTGCAAATGTGCTTACTCCAATCACTACATTTGCGGGAGGATCTAATTGGAAACAAGTGAGTACTGGATATTCTGCAACTGGAGCAATTAAGACCGATGGCACTTTATGGTTATGGGGTTATAATATAAATGGGCAAGTTGGTAATAATAATGATATTGAAGTTAATACTCCAGTCACCACATTTGCCGGAGGAACCAACTGGAAACAAATAAGTTGTGGAGGATATACAACCGCAGCAATCAAAACTGATGGGACATTATGGGTTTGGGGTGCTAATTTTTATGGTCAACTTGGAGATCTTGGTTATGGATTTCAATCTCTTACTCCAATCACTACTTTTGCCGGTGGAACTAATTGGAAACAAGTAAGTTCTGGACAAAGTCACATTGCGGCAGTTAAGACTGATGGAACCTTATGGTTATGGGGAACGAATAGAAACGGAGAACTTGGAAATGGTGAATCTAATACATTTACAGATGTAGTTACTCCAATCACTACTTTTGCCGGTGGAACTAACTGGAAACAAGTAAGTTGTGGAGGGGAACTATCGGATTCACGTTATTCATCTACAGCAGCAATTAAGACTGATGGAACTCTATGGACTTGGGGGTATAATTATTCTGGAGTATTAGGTATAAACACTACAGACAATTCATCTACTCCGGTAACTACATTTGCTGGTGGAACTGATTGGGTACAAGTTTCTACATCTGCATCAAGTACTTTAGCACTTAAAAATAATGGATCTTTATATGTTTTTGGAGTTACAGCATCCTTGGGAGTTAATTATTCAAATGTTGTTAGTACTCCATCCACCACATTTGCAGGAGGATCTAATTGGAAACAAGTGAGTAGTTCGTATTCAACGGGAGCAATCAAAACTGATGGAACTCTATGGACTTGGGGTCTTGCCGGAGCCGGTAAACTTGGAAACGGGACAATAATAGGTTCTATATTATCTCCGATTACCACATTTGCAGGTGGAACTGATTGGAAACAAGTAAGTATTGGTCCAAATAATGCAGCAGCAATCAAGTCCGTAGATTTTTGATAAATACAACAAATTAACATAATATTCTTTATGAACCCTCTTGAGTTGGTCACAAAAACACTATATTCGTTTGAAGAAAAGGAACTTACTACAAAAGTTCTTCAGGCATTTGGAAAGAGGGCAGAAACTTTCCAACAATATAATGATGTAGCAAAGATTTTTTTTGAGATTAAAGAGTTCTCGAATGCGATTACTTATGGCGAAAAAGCACTTAAGTTGGCAAAGTCAAAAGAAGAACTTTATGTGACTGCAAAAAATTTAATTAACGCATACAATCAAAATAATTATCCAGAAAAAGCAATAACTCAAATTTCAAAAATCAAATCACAAAATCCTCAAGATACTGAACTTCTTTTAGAGGAAACTTTTTCTTATTCTGCTCTTAATCAAAAAGAGAAATCTGAAAAACTTTTATTTGATCTGATTAAAAAATCATTACCAGAAGAAATAGAAAGAAAAGCATATCATAATCTTTCTGGTCACTACTTCCGCAAGGATGATATTCACACAGGACTTCAACATTTTCTCAAGGCAGGAGAAGTAGAAGCATATAAAAATCGGGAACTTCCACCATTTCCAAAGTGGGATGGGACAGTTATTCCAAATCAAACTATTGTAATTGATAGTCAGTGTGGTGCTGGTGATGAAATTATTCACGTTCGTTTTATGAAACATCTTGAAGAACTTGGAATGAAACCAATCTGGACAACAACCAGAAGAGATATTCAAAAATTGTTCAATTATAATGGATTTGAAACTGTATGTGTATGGGACAAACCAGATCTACCTAAAGATGCACAGTGGGTTTATGCTCTTGCACTTCCTTATTATCTCAATCTTAAGGTAGAAGATTTGGGACAAACACCTTACTTAAAACCACTCCCAGAAAAAGAAACGCAATATTCCTATCTACAAGAAGATCAAAACTATAAGATTGGAATGTTCTGGAACTCTGGTTCTGGATTTGAACAGGCACATTTCCGTTCTATAGATCCTCAACCATTATTTGATACACTCTCAAAAACAAGTGCATCTTTATATTCATTACAACTTCCAGACCAAACACCACCAGAAGGATATGATGTAAAGACTTTTGATATTCCTAATCGTGACTTTACAGATACATTCTCACTTGTATCTCAAATGGATCTGGTAATTACTTCCTGCACTTCGATTGCTCATATTGCAGCAGCACAAGGTAAGGAAGTTTGCGTCTTTGTTCCTATTATGGAGTATTATCTTTGGACTAGTTCCACAGGAAAATCTTGGTGGTATGGAGATAATGTTCATCTGTTTAAACAAAAGAAACCCAGAAACTGGGACGAACCTCTGAAACAATTGGAGGAGTTTTTAAATGATAGAGCAATATGATCTATCCTTCTTGAACCTACATAGCATATGTAATGTCTTGTACTCAAGTAAAACTAGTGATCACGGTCTTCTTACAAAAGGGACTTCTAGTTTTAACTTTGGAATGCCAACATTGATGTATGAAGAGTTGCAGAGTTTAAACAAAATTATTAAAAAATATGTTAAACTGTACTGTGATAAGTATGATATTTCAAAACTTAAATTTATTAATAGTTGGTTTAATATTACAGAACCTGGAAGTAGATTAAAGGCACATAATCATGGGGAAAATGGTGAGAGTATTTTAAGCGGAGCATTTTATGTTTCTGTCGGTAAAAATTCAGTACCACTAATTCTTCCCAATACTTCTATCAAACCTTATCCTGGTTTGTTAATTATTTTTCCAAGTTCATTCACACATTATACTGAAGAAGAACGGGAACAAAGGATAGTCATTAGTTTTAATATGGATTATGAAGAAAGCACTCGTTACACTGGACATTAATTACAATAAAGAAATCACTAAATTCACATATCCTTACATGAGGAAGTATGCTGAAAAGATTGGTGCAGATTTTATTATCATCAACGAAAGAAAGTTTCCACATCTCTCTTGCAATATGGAAAAGTTCCAGTTGTATGAGATTGGAGCAAATTATGATTGGACAATTTTTATTGATGCGGATGCTTTGATACATCCAAACTGTCCCGACTTAACAGAGATTTATGATAAAGACTGTGTGATTTTTAATCGTCATGACTACTATCCATTTCGTTTCAAGCACAATAACTATGTAAGAAGAGATGGAAGAAACATTGCTGCCTGCACCTGGGTTTGTATCTTTAGTGATTGGACAAGACATGCTTGGAAACCACATGAAGATCCAGAGCAATTTGTAGATCAAATTAATCCTATGGATCTAGAAAAGAATTTTGGATACGAACCTCACCATATTCTTGATGATTATTTGGTGAGTCGTAATATTGCAAAGTATGGATTAAAGGTTGAAAGTTTTTATCAGTTAATTCCCAAAGACGGGAAAATGAACTACTGGTTTAATCATGAGTTCTGTGTGAGTGAAGAGGATAAAATTAATCTTCTTCAAATGTGGACGGATAAAATAGAAAAAGGTTCTTACCGTGAAGAGAACCAAATCGATGAACAATTATGGGCTTGGAAGAGAGGTATGCTATGAAGTTTTTATTTTTAGTTGGATCCGCACTGAAGCATTTTCAGGAAGATAAGTTTAGTGCCTATACAGAGGAGCAGAGATTTGAACAGACACTGGAAACAATTAAGTCGGTTAGAGAAAAAGCACCAGAATCTTATATCATATTATTTGAATGTTCTTCCAGATCTATAGAAGAAAGACATAAAGAGATCTTAAGAAAAGAGTGTGATTTATTTCTGGAGTTTTATGATGAACCTGGATTGAAAGCACTTTATGCGAATATTCAAAAGGATTCTAAGTATATTACATACGGAAAATCTTTATTGGAAACAAGGGGTCTACTGAATACTCTTTACTTTGTTCAGCAGCATAATTTGTTCAATGACAGTCAAAGAGTTTTTAAATTGACGGGAAGATATACTTTAAATGATTATTTTGATATTAAAGATTATGAAAGTAAATTTCTGGAAAATTATTATGTAATTAAAAAATATGATTATCTGACAGAAGAGCAGGAAAACTTTGATGAGAAAGAATTAGAAAATGTTTATGCCTATCTCTATGGTGCCAAAGGAATGATGGTGACTGGGTTGTGGTCTTTTGATAGATCACTGTTTTATGATGCAGTATCTTCACTTGAAAAGGCATTTGTATATCTGGAAAGAATGATGCAGTATACTGCCGGAACTGATATTGAGCATTCTTTATATCGGTTTTTGAATAAGAAAAATATAATTAGTATTCCAAATCTTGGATTAAGTGTCATTAAGGGAATGGAAGGAGTTCAATATAACATATGAAACTAGCAATCTTTTATCATATCTCTCAACTTGCCTTTGGTGCTTTCATGTATCAATCTCAAGTACATAGACTTTATACATCTGGTCTAATTCAAAATGCAAACCATATTCACTTTGGTTTAAATGGTGACAAAGAACTTTTTAATGTTCCAGAAAATGCAACGGTAAAGATAAACACTAACTGGAAAGAAGAAACCGAAACATTAATTTCATTGAGAGATTTTTGTAAGGAGAATACTGATTACAAAGTTCTTTATTTTCATATGAAAGGATTGACTCATCAGAGTATGAATGGTGAGAGTTGGAGACTGATGATGGAACATTTTGTAATTGATAAGTGGAAGGAATGTGTTGAGAAGTTAGATGAATATGATGCCGTTGGAAGTAATCTTAAAATTCTAGGACCGACAACTTGGAGTGATGGTAGGCAATCTTGGGAGAAGGCAGGAACAAAGCATTTTGTAGGAAACTTTTGGTGGGCGAATGCTTCTTATATAAATCAATTAGATAATTCATTTTTGACTTCTGATTTTAGATTAGATAGAGAGTTCTGGATTGGAACTGGGAATGGGAACATGAAATCTTTGTATCAACCAGATGATTATGAACCATATCAATATTTTTATAGGGAGGTAGATTATGTCAAAGTTTAGATCTTGTGGAGATTGTACGGCGTGTTGCTCTTGGTTAATAGGTGATGCCTTTGGATGGGAATTTGGATGTGGAAAATCTTGTAAATTTTTAGAAGAAGGTAGGTGTGGAGTTCATAAGGCACGACCAGAGGTTTGTAGAAATTACCAATGTGCCTGGAGTCAATCTTTATTACCCGAAGAAATGAGACCTGATAAGTGTAACGTATTAATTTCTGTTGAAAATAATCATATGGGTCAATATCTAAAGGTACTTCCGATAAATAATAAAGAAATAAGTAATGAAATGTTAGAGTGGTTAAAAAATTGGAGTGAGAAAATGAATACTCCGATAGTTATTTCCAAGTAAAAATATTCCCATCTCAATGCCAACATTTTATAACTTTACACAAGACGGTCTTACATATAGTTTTGATGATATTTTCGTCAAAGCAGATTTGTTTCGCCAAGGAAATTTGTGGAATTGGGGTAGAGGTGTAGCAGGAGCTCTTGGTGATGGGTTTTCTAATAGTTTTAGATCGACTCCAATTACCACATTTGTTGGTGGTAGTAATTGGAAACAAATTAGTACCGGAGGTCAGCATACTGTAGCAGTTAAGACTGATGGAACTTTATGGGTTTGGGGGTATAATAATAGAGGACAACTTGGAAATGCATCTATAACTGATAGATCAACTCCAGTTACCACCTTTGCCGGGGGAAACGATTGGAAACAGGCAGAAGGTGGAACTAGTCATACAGTAGCCATTAAAACTGATGGAACTTTATGGTCTTGGGGTATGAATGATCAAGGTCAACTTGGGGTAAATGCTAGAGATAATAGTAGTCCTTTTAGTAGATCAACTCCAGTAACTACTTTTGTTGGTGGAACTAATTGGAAACAAGCAAGTGCTGGATATCAATATTCTGCGGCAATTAAGACTGATGGAACTTTATGGACTTGGGGATATGCATATTTTGGACAATTAGGTAAAGGTGGTTTTTATACATTAGTTAGATCCACTCCAATGACAACATTTGCCGGTGGTAATAACTGGGCAGATACTTCGGATACTTATTCGCCAGAAGATCTTTATACTATAGGTGGTGGAACTTTTTTTAATTTAGCAGTTAAAAATAATGGAACATTATGGACTTGGGGTTATGGATATCGAGGACAACTTGGAAATGCAACTATTGCAACTAATATTTCTACTCCGATTACAACTTTTTCTGGTGGAACTAATTGGAAAGAAATAAGTGCTGGAAATGATCATGTTGCAGCAATCAAGACTGATGGAACATTATGGGTGTGGGGATATGCAAATAACGGCCAACTCGGAACAAGTGATTTAATACCACAAAGATCTACTCCAATCACAACCTTTGCCGGAGGAACCAACTGGAAACAAATAAGTTCTGGAAATAATAATACTGCAGCAATCAAAACTGATGGAACATTATGGACTTGGGGTGGTGGATTTAGTGGAGAACTTGGAAATGCAGATACAACTCTTAGATCCACTCCAATAACCACATTTACTGGAGGAACCGATTGGAAGCAAGTAAGTGTTGGATCAGGTCACTTAATAGCAATTAAGACTGATGGAACCTTATGGACTTGGGGTAATAGTAACTTTGGACAACTTGGAAATGCGTCTTCAGTTAAAACATCAACTCCAGTCACAACATTTGCCGGAGGAACTAACTGGAAACAAGTGAGTGCTGGTCTTTATAGTTCTACGGCAATTAAGACTGATGGAACCCTGTGGACTTGGGGTATGGGAAGTAATGGAAAACTCGGAACTAATCAAGTATCTTCCTCATCTACTCCAGTCACCACTTTTGCCGGAGGAACCAACTGGAAACAAGTTAGCTCCGGTGGTTATCATACATCCGCAGTAAAAACCGATGGAACCTTATGGACTTGGGGGTTTAATCTTTATGGACAAATCGGAAATGCAAGTGTAAATCAATCATTAACGCCAGTTACCACTTTTATTGGGGGAACTGATTGGAAACAGGTTTATTCTTCATGGCAATCTACATTAGCAATAAAGGATGATGGATTTAATACACGTCTTTATTTGTTTGGTAGAAATTATAATGCAGAACTTGGAAATAAGGATATAGGAACTATAACAGGAAATATATCTACTCCAGTCACCACCTTTGCCGGAGGAACTGACTGGGCAACAGTTGAAACAGATCTTTATACTTTAAGTGCTGGAGGATCTTCTTCTTCGGCAATCAAAACCGATGGAACTTTATGGACTTGGGGGAATAACGGTCGTGGACAACTTGGAAATGGTTCTACAACAAATAGATCAACTCCTATTACTACATTTGCCGGTGGAACAAATTGGATACAAGTTAGTAGTACATCTCAGCATAGTGCAGCAATTAAGACCGATGGAACCCTATGGACTTGGGGTAATGGAACTTTTGGACGACTTGGAAATGCAGTTACAACTAATGCATCTACTCCAGTCACAACATTTGCCGGAGGAACAAACTGGAAACAAGTGAGTTGCCGTGATGATACTACAGTAGCTGCTCATACCGCAGCAATCAAGACCGATGGAACCTTATGGGTTTGGGGTTTTGGTGGTAATGGAAGACTTGGAAATGGTGTTACTAATTTTAGTGGTACATCAACTCCAATCACCACCTTTGCCGGAGGAAGCGACTGGAAACAAGTAAGTTGTGGATTTACTTATACAGTAGCAATTAAGACTAATGGAACATTATGGGCTTGGGGTACGTGTCAAAATGGAGCACTTGGAAATGGAGTCATAACAGGTAATATATCTACACCAATCACCACATTTACAGGAGGAACCAACTGGAGACAAGTGAGTGCTGGTTTTGATACTACATCAGCAATTAAGACTGATGGAACCTTATGGGTTTGGGGTTCGGGAGGTCGTGGGACACTTGGAAATGGAATAACAGCAAATGGTAGATCCACCCCAATCACCACATTTGCAGGAGGAACTAACTGGAGACAAGTGAGTGCTGGATCGCAGCATATAGCAGCAGTCAAAACTGACGGAACATTATGGACTTGGGGTTATACAAAAGGTGGGCAACTTGGTATTGGATATGGGGCGTATGATTTTGGTAGTACTATTGAGTATAATGTAAGATCCACTCCTGTTACCACATTTGTCGGAGGATCTAACTGGAAACAAGTTAGTGCTGGAGGTCAGCATACAGTAGCACTCAATGATGATGGTGCAAATAAAAGATTGTACACCTGGGGATATAATCGAGATAATCAAATTGGAGATAGTTTTTTTGTTGAGATTAATGATGCTCCTGGAAAAGTGGGGGATAGTTCTAATTGGAAACAAGTTTCTTGTTCATATCATTCTACTGCTGCACTTAAAACTGATGGAACTCTTTGGACTTGGGGGGATAATGCACAAGGTCAACTTGGGACTGCTCAATTATTTAAAGGTAGTGCTGAACCAATTACTACATTTGCCGGAGGAACCGACTGGAAACAAGTCAGTGCCGGTGGATATTATTCAGTAAACATGATGGCAGCAATTAAAAATGATGCGACTTTATGGACTTGGGGTAATTCATATCTTGGAATACTTGGAAATACAAAGTCTCCTCTTTCCACTGCACCCGAAACTGAACTTTATGTGTCTACTCCAATCACCACATTTGCCGGAGGAATAGACTGGAAACAAGTCAGTGCCGGTGGATATCATATGTCGGCAGTTAAAACAAATGGAACTCTATGGACTTGGGGTAGTGGTACTCAGTATCAATTAGGTATAGGATATGATCCTCTTCAACCATCTAGATCGACACCAGTCACAACATTTGCCGGAGGAACTAATTGGAAGTCCGTTGGATCTTCTGGAGGATACAATGTTTCTGCCATACAATACAACGATATTCTCACAAATCCACCAGATGTGTTTAGGTTATTTACTTGGGGTTATGGATTTACTGCTGCTCTTGGAAATGCATCAGATGCATCAAATTCTTCCGTACCAATTACAACATTTGCTGGAGGAAGTAATTGGAGGCAGGTAAGTGTAGCAAGAGATGTTACATGTGCAATCAAAACTGATGGAACTTTATGGATATGGGGAGATGCTGCAAGCGGTTTACTTGGTAATGGATTAACAACAGGTTTTATATCCACTCCAATCACCACATTCTCTGGAGGAACTAATTGGAAACAAGTCAGTATTGAAACTTACCACGCAGCAGCAATCAAAACTGATGGTACTCTTTGGACTTGGGGAGAAGGATTTGCTGGTTATCTTGGAACTAATGATTTAAATGATAGATCAACTCCAGTCACAACATTTGCCGGAGGAACTAATTGGAAACAAGTTTCTTCAGGAAGATATCACGTAGCAGCAATTAAAACTGATGGAACTCTATGGACTTGGGGTGGTAATGCTGATGGTGAACTTGGAAATGCATCTACATCTAATACATCTATATCCACCCCAATCACCACATTTGCCGGAGGGACCAACTGGAAACAAGTCGCTGGTGGTTATGCACATACAGCAGCAATCAAGACTGATGGAACTTTATGGACTTGGGGTCTAGGTCAAGATGGAAGAATTGGAAATGCAGTTATAACAAACACTAGCGTATCAACGCCAGTTACTACCTTTGCCGGAGGGACTAATTGGGAACAAGTTTCTTGTGGAAGTTTGCATGTAGCAGCAATCAAAACTGATGGAACTTTGTGGACTTGGGGAGGTACAGCATCTGGAGCACTTGGAGATGGTACTGCTTCTTTTTTAATTGGTCGTTCAACTCCAATTACAACGTTTGCCGGAGGAACCAACTGGAAACAAATAGGTGCTGGAGGATATTGTACTGCTGCAATTAAAACAGATGGAACTCTATGGACTTGGGGAGTTGGAGATGATGGAAGACTTGGAAATAGAGTAACAACCGGTGATATATCCACTCCAGTCACTACATTTGCTGGAGGAACTAATTGGGAAAGTTTGGAATGTGGATATAATAGAGTTGGTACAATCAGAAAAAATTAATCCTAATTTGTGCTATAATATATAATAAAAATCAATAAAATATGAAAACATTGTATTTTCTTGGAGGACTTCCAAGAAGCGGATCTACATTACTGGGATCACTTCTAAATCAACATCCTGACATTTATGTGTCTCCAACTTCTCCTCTGGGGGATGTTGTGTCTGATATTGAAAAAACTTTTGGACGAGTAGATGTTCAATTTACATTTGATCGAAAGAAAATATCGTATAATGTATACAAGGCAGTTCTTGCTAACTTTTATAATCATATTTCAAAACCAGTTATTTTAGATAAGCACAGGTTTTGGGGAAAGAATTTAGACACCGTACAGATGTTTCTTTCCAACAAACCAAAAGTTGTTGCAACTTATCGTTCAATTCCTGAAGTTTTGACCTCATACATTTCACTGATAAACAGAACCAATCATAAGGATAACTTTATTGATAATCATTTAAAAAAAGATAATTTACCAATTACAAATAGCAATAGAGCAGATTATATTTGGAGATACTATGTTTCTCCATCTTATGATAGTATGATATATGGATTAAAAAAATATCCAGATTGGGTTCATTTGATTGAATATAATAAATTAGTAGAAAATCCACAGGAAGAAATGAATAAATTATATGAATTTTTAGAAGTACCCATGCATCAAAATGCCTTCGATGATATTTCAAATGCATGTGGGGAACAGAAAGATGATCAATGGGGTCTATTAGGTCTTCATGATATTCGTCCTAATCTTTCTAAAATTTCACAAAATCCTATTGATGTGATAGGAGAAGAAAATGTAAAACTTTATTCTAAATTTGATTTATGAAAACTAGTTTGTTGGTAGTTCTTCAGACACATTCAAAGGGGAACCGAGATGATAGTCAAGTACGATATTGTAATGCCCCTAAAATGGAGGTGGCATCAAGATGTACATTTTCTTTGATTGATAGTTTGAACTATGCTCAAGAACAATATCCAGATTATGAAATAGAACTACAGATATTTGATGATCATTCAGATCAAGAGTTCCTGGATATTCTTCAAAGACTTATTGATACCGCAAAGATCAAGATTAACTTAACACATCTTGAAACTTATGGTATAATGCCTTCTATACTCCGTTGTTATGAGCACGGAAAAGATCATGGAAAAGATTGGGTATATTATGTTCAGGACGATTTTCTACATCAACAAAACTCGATTGAGTTGATGATACATGCCGCCGAACAATTCAGTTCTAATCTTGGAAAACCGGCAAGTGTTTTTCCATTTAATAAACCTGCCGAATATCATGATCCAGAAAATACCGCCGTTGCCTGTCATCTGGTAGTATCAAAAGATAGATACTGGAGAACAAATATACATCCAGCATTTTCTTTGATGACACATATTAGTATCATCAAAAAGAATTGGGATATGTTTTATAAGATGGGGACAAGTGAAGTATCCTCAACAATGGAAATGGATAGTATTTGTAAAATTTATTATGAGAGAGGGTACTATTGCTTCACTCCTATTCCATCTCTAGTTCTTCATATGCAAACAGAATGGGATAAAGATTTCTTTATTGATTGGAAATCCTGGTGGAACGAATACAGTTTAGATAAGTTAGAAAATTATGTTTAATCACATACCATTACCAAATCCCGGTGTCACATCAAGTGTTCTTCCTGAAGAACTTTACAATGTTATTATGAATGAGATTGAAGAAATTCAATCTGATTGGAGTAATCATGAGAAGTGGAATGATGGTCTTGCAGGAAACATAGAAATGCAATATGGACTTCCAAAGTCTCTTCCATATCTTGAACCTTTTATGAATTTGATGTGTAAGTCTTATGGAGATCACTGGAACTTTTTAAGAAAGAATGGAGATTTTCATTTTGAAGCAGGAAACCTTTGGGTCAATTTTCAAAAGAAGAATGAGTTTAATCCAGTTCATCATCATGGAGGAACATTTAGTTTTGTTTGTTGGTTGAAGGTTCCATACAAAGTGGAGAATGAATTAAATGCTCCTCATGTAAAAGAGTCAAAAAATAAAGCGGCATCGGCATTTCAATTTTTATATCCAAATATTCTTGGAAACTTAACTCTTGAAACCCTATATGTTGATCATGACTGGGAAAGAAGAATAGTATTATTTCCCGCACACTTATCTCATTGTGTTTATCCATTCACTACGAGTGATGATTTTAGAATTTCTATCTCTGGTAATTTAGTATGAAAAAAATTCAAGTATTTTTAAGGCATTGTTATTATTCTAAAATTCAAGAAAGTCCCGGAAAGAAAAGACCAGAGTGGTGGGATAAAGAAAAAGTATTTCAAAACTTTAAGAATACTCTAAATCCAGAAACAACAGAATATACAATCGTATATGATAAGCATTATGGGGAAAGAGAAGATACATTCCTAAAGAATGAAACTAATGTTTATGAGATTGATTGTGGAAAAGAGTCTCAAAGTTTTATTAAAACAGTAAATCATATTCTCTCTCAAAATTTTGATGATGAAACTGTGGTTTATTTTGTAGAAGATGATTATGTACATCGTCCAGGTTGGGATAAAATTCTTTTAGATGGATTTACCCTACCTGTTCAGTACGTAACTCTGTATGATCATGGTGATAAGTACCAGGAGATGTATAAAGATTTTATGACCAAGGTTCTCCATACTGAATTATCACATTGGATGCCGGTTCCATCCACAACGAATACCTTTGCAACCAAACTTAAATACTTAAAGGAAGATAAGACTACTCATATCAAATACTCAATAAATCATGAGCCATCTTATGATCATGGTAAATTTTTAGAACTACATAGTAATGGAAGAAACTTAATATCCTGCATTCCTGGATATTCTACACATTGTGAATCGAATTTATTATCACCTTGCATTGATTGGAAGAAATACTTATGAATTGGAAAGATGTACCTGGATTTTTTGATTCAGATTTAGCATATAAGTTAGCGGTAAATACTTTTCCAGAAGGATCTGTCTTTGTTGAGATAGGTTCTTGGATGGGAAAATCTGCATCTTGTTTGGGGCAATTGATTAAAGAGACCCAGAAAAGTATAAAAGTTTATGCGGTCGATACATTTGAAGGTAGCGAAGAACATGTAGAACTTATTAGAGATATTGAGGATCATTCATCTTCTTTATTAGATTTGTTTAAAACATATACTTCTTTGTGTGGAGTATCAAATATTGTGACTCCTATTCAGGGAGCAAGTTTAGATGTGGTATCTAAATTTAAAGATGAAAGTATTGATTTTATTTTTATTGATGCCTCACATGATTATGAAAATGTTTTGGCAGATATTACTGCTTGGTATCCTAAACTTAAACCAGGTGGAATGATTGCAGGAGATGATTATGCCCCATGCTGGGGCGGAGTCATTCAAGCAGTTAACGAATACTTTAAAAATAAAACCGTATTTTTTCTAAATGGAAATTTAGAATATACATATTCACAGAAAATTTGGCACTGGTGTCATACTAAACAATCAAATGAGGGTAAAAAAATGGATGTAACACTTTATGCAATTTGTAAAAATGAAGAAAGTAATGTTGAAAAATTTATTGAGAATTCAAAAAAGTTTTCACATACTGTAGTAGTTGATACTGGAAGCACTGATAATACGGTTCAACTTCTGAAAGATGCCGGTATTACTGTATACGAGCACCCACAAACCAGAGAAGAATTTGATTTCTCTGCCGCAAGAAATCAGGCACTTTCTTATGTTGAAACTGATTGGGCATTCTCTGTAGATTTTAATGAGGAAATTTCGGACTTATTTGTTGATGGTCTTGAAGTAATTTCTGATGAATTTACTGCCTTTAAACATGAGAGATATGATAAAGAGGGGGAAAATGAACCAACACTTGGACAGTCTGCTCATGTTCGTTTTCATAGAACTAAAAACTATACATGGGCAAGTGCAATTCATGAAACACCAATGTTCATTCCAACAGAAAATCATTTGAATGAAGTCACTGTTGATACGACTATTAAAATCACTAAAGAAGTAGAACCCCCGACCGTAGATAAGCAATTATTCTATCTTTCTATTTGCGAAAGAGAGTATGCTAAAGATCCATCAAACACTTATTTCCTTTGGTTTATTCTTAAGCATTATTCCGATGTTAAAAACTTTGATAAGGCAATTGAACTCGGGCAGAAATATTTAAATATTTCTAAACCATACTCTGATCCAAATAGAGTTAATGTTTTTATCATGACCAGTGTTGCATTGTTAAGATCTGGAAACCTTCAACAGGCAGCAAATTATTCATTCCATGCACTCAGTGAGGCAATGAACTTTGATCAAAATTATATGGGATTGGCCTTTACGAATCTATTAGAACTTGGTAAGTTAACACAAAATCCTAATATCATTGTATTTGCCACGGCATTTAGTTCGGAGACATTATCATTGACTGATAGGCACAATGCGATTGATAAGTTGTTCCTGACAAATCTTGATGATACTCCTGCAACGGCATGGGGTGGACATCGTCAATTTGCTGAATGGATTGTTAAGTATCTTAACCCTGAAGTAACCGTTGATCTTGGTGTTGATTATGGATTCTCCACGTTCTCTTTTGCTATTCCCAGAATTGGAAAGGTTTATGGCATCGATAACTTTAGTGGAGATGATTTTGTCGGAGAGGTAAATGCATATCCATTTGTATCTATGAAGAGAGAGAAACTACATCTTCAGGATAATTTGGAGTTCATTAATGGTGACTTTAACGAAGTGGCAAAAACCTGGGATAAGAAAATTGATATCCTTCACATTGATGGCAGTCATCATTATGATGATGTAAAGAAAGATTTTGAGACATGGAGTAAGTTCGTTAAAGATGATGGGGTAATTTTACTTCATGATACCTGTATTGAAAATCTAAATGGAAATGAGTATGGAGTTAAAAAATTCTTTGATGAAATTGATTTACCTAAGGTAACTTTTACTCATTGCTATGGTCTTGGTGTAGTTTCAAAGAACAAAGATTTAATTGAAGCAGTTAAATCTACATTCAATCTGTGAAGATAGTAATTGAAAATGGTTTATGGGAAACTGATTTTTTGCTGAAAGAAATTTTACCAAAAGGAGAAGTTTCCCATAATTTGAATGAGAGTTCTGAGGTTTTAATTTTTGCTTCCAGAGCACATTCATTTAATGAGATTTTATCAATAGTTGAAAAATCAAAACCAAAGATTATAATTTGCCTGTCTGATGAGTTAATTGTAGAAAACTTGCAACAATTTAATGAGTTAGGTAATTATTGTGATTTGTTTCTGAGACAATATCATCATCCACAGTATACATATACTTCAAATACAATCCATATTCCTCTTGGATATACGAATGGGTGTAAAGTTTTTAATGAAAATAAGGTTTTGAATTGGTCTTTTCTTGGTGAAATTAAAAATGACCGACAAGAAATGTTGAATGAGTTTCATAAGATTTCAAAAAATTTTGTTGGAAGATCTGCTCCAAAAGATTTAATGTGTAAGATATATTCCAAGTCTATTTTTGTTCCTTGTGGACGTGGTAATTCTTCATTAGATTGTTTCCGTCTTTATGAGGCATCTATGAATGGTGCTATTCCTGTGGTGGTTGGATCAAAAGAAGAGATAGAATGTACTTTTAGATATGAAGAAAATCCCCCTTGGGTATTTGCGGAAACTTGGTCTGATGCTGTAGATACTTGTAAAAATCTTTTAGATACTGGATTAAGTAATAAAACTGTGATAGACTGGTGGGATAAGAGGTTGGCAAATATTAAAGAAAAAATAAATCAATCATTTAATTGAGTAATAAATATTTAAAACAAATTATATAATTTGTGTTATAATTAATCGTAATACTTCAAGATTCACATGACTGCAAATGATAACAATTTCGTAAAACTTGCTATTGAAAACGGTGGAAGCATTCATCCATTGGTTATACCATCAACAGATTTAAAAGGACCAGCACTTACAAACCCATCAATCTATGTTGATGGAGATAAAATTTTAGTTAATCTAAGAAACATTAACTACACGTTAT